TATGACGAGAAAGGGATCGAGAATGGAAATCTGCTTCAAATTTACGAACGTTCGTACTGGAAAACAGCGTTTATTGTAAATCTCAAAAACAGCGCACGTTTTTCGTCGCTAGTATCAATACTCGAAAGCCCGTCAAATAACGAGTTCGTGAAGAACGAGAAGGTGATAAATACTGTATCGAAAATACTTTCGAGCGGAAGGCCATTTATGTTCTATGGTTGCGGATCTCTTCTACGCAAGATCATGGAAACATGGCCCGTATTGAAGCAGTCGTTGCTATTCTGTGGGACGGTCGATGTTCGTGCAAGAGACATAAAAACTGCGTATGGACAACCGTGTTTCGATCCTTCAGAGGCTATGGCGAAAGATGTTGATATCTACATATCGGTTATATATCAAAGCCGAGTGAAAGATATTCTTGAATCAAAAGGAATTAAAGCTAAGAGGATGGATCAATGAAAGATACCGAATGGGATGTTGCGTTCGAGCCAGGAAAACTGATAGTAGTTGGATGCAAAGCTGGAATCGTCTGCGTTATACCGAACGATGAAAGAAGTCTTCGCGAGAAGGAAAAACTGGAGACGGCTTACGTAATATCCGCAGCAAAAGAGATGCAGAGGGCGCTCGAGGAAGCGGTTGCCGATTATGGTCATACTGGCGGGCCATGGAATGTTCCTAACGAACCGGGAGCGTGGATCGACATGGCACAAAAGGCGCTTTCAAAGGCTAGGCATAAGGCATAATGGAGTTGATTTCCAGTTTTCCGTACTAATTTTCTTGACAATATAATCAGGAGTTATTATATTATCTATATCAAAGATCAAGGAGATTTTTATGGACGAGAAAGCAGTACAGGAACCGAAGGTTCGTGTCAATGTCGAGCAGGACGCGAAGGGGTTTTTCAAGATCGAGGCAACCGCCCGCGATGACGATCTGAATATCGCCGCAAAAATGGTCGTCGATGCAATCGTCGAAACACGCAAGAACCTTTCCGCGGCAGGAATCAAGTATCTCGAGCCGAAAGCAGAGTAACCATGATGGCGCTACGGAATAAAAACCGCAGCGCCTATTTTTTTATCGGAGGAATCGTGTTCGCAAAGAAATTCCATTGGTACAGCATAAAGATCACGCGTTTTCCCCTGTATGCCGACAACGTATTAAGCTTTGAAGATTTAATCGTTCCGATACGCAACCAGGAAAGAATCGTCGATGTCGTATTCATGGAAAAGCTCGCGAGAAGATGCTATTCGCATCAGGATGAATGCGACGACAGAATCAGGGTAGATGTCATTTCATATCTTGGGCATTTCGCGAGGAGCAAGTAACTTGACAGTTCCGTCATTTAAGGTTATCTTTTTCTTATGTTGAAATTGACCATAATACAGCAGAAATACCTTGATAAGATCAAGGAGATTCATGCTCAAGACCGTAGGATATCGTATACCGAGATCGCAAGGCATTTCGGCGTATCTATCCAGTCTGCGAAAGATTGTTGCTTGGCTCTTCGCCAGAAAGGCTACATCGAGATAAAGCAGCGAGTCGTTAACACGGATGGAGTATCTGGTTTCCAGGAAATCACCCTTCTCGACAAAACGCTCGCGCAGTCTTTCATTGAGCGCATGACCGGAGGAAAACATGGTTCTTGACTTAAGCGTTGCTGAAAAGGACCGGCTCCTTCGTCTTGCGTGTCTCGGACTTACTCACGCAGAGAAAAAACTAGCGAGCGACGATAAGCTTCTTGCAAAACTCAGTCGTTCTATGAAGCAGATAAAACCGCGATCTGCTAAAAACAAGGGCGCTTCGTGGCAGAAGGAAATGTGCGAGATGATTTCTCGTATTACCGGAGTCAAATTCAACCAGCAGGACGATACTTGCGAGATTCATTCACGCGAGATGGGGCTTTCTGGTGCCGATATCATCGTGCGCGGAAATGCCAGAAGCCTTTTTGATTTCGATCCAGAGTGCAAAAACTGCACATCTGTATCGCTTCCTGAATGGATTCGTCAGGCGAAATCGAATGCAAAAGATGGTAAATGGGTTGTATTCGTGAAGTCTCCAAAACTTGAGGAGAACGTAGCCATTTTGAGCGTCGGGCAGTTCGAGTTGATGGCGATAAATGCTGCAAACTGGATGGAAGAATATTAAGGAGTTTATATGGCAAGAACAATTGCAGAGATTGATACGGACATTTCGAAAGTAAAAGCAGAAATGCTTGATGTTCACGGAACCGAGACGGAAGTTTATTCACGTATTGTCGGGTACTATCGCGCAACGCATAATTGGAACGCCGGAAAAGCGGAAGAATACAAACATCGAAAAATGTTCGATCCGTCACTCGGCGTCAAGTCACATCTTCCGGAAGCTACCGTATGAAATATATCATCTTCACTCTTCCGTCCTGTTGCCGTTGTCCGGCAGTAAAAAACTACCTCCTGTCCTCCGGGATCGCTGGACAAGTTGTAGATGCGTCGACTGAGTCAGGGCTCGACCAGGCTCGTTATTTCGGAATTTCGTCAACTCCGACCGTAATTTTTACAGATGAATCTGGCATGGAGATCGGCGCATCGCATGATCTCGCCGGAACAAAAAAGTTTATAGAGGAGCATAAATGAACAAACCTGTTGTTGGTCAGAAAGTATGGTACGTGCAGATGGCGCGTGATTCGGTAGTTTCCGGGAACGTATTCGAAATCGGAGACGGTTTCGCTACGATCAAACCGACATTCGGAAAAGGGCTTCATACCAGACTGTTTGAATACATCTGGAAAACATCGAAAGAAGCCCGTGCATTCTATGCAGAAAACAGATTTGGCGGTCCGAAGAAATGAACGACATGAAAACTCTGCTGATATGCGGATCTGCTCGCAGCATCGTTGCAACGAAAGATCATGTCGAGGAGATCTGGAGCCTTGCGCAAAATCCGGTAGAGTTTTCTGATCGTCTCTATGGTTTTCATGGCGAGCAGAACGCAACGCACTCATGGAAGCGATCGATGCCGAATGACGCCATACTCAACACCGGGCTTCCTCTCGGAAATACCATCTGTATCATGCTTGTAAATGCGATCGTCGAGGACAGATTCTCTGAAATACGCATTCTTGGGTCTCTGCTTTCTGTTGGACCAGAATACACGAAAGAGCGCCCTCTTCTGGCGGTTTGCGTATGGTATTGCAGGAACATCGCCAGAATTCCGTGTTATTGGGAAGGCGGACCGGAACTCGCGAAAACGTATATGTTTCAGTAAGGAGTGATTCGTGACTATATCTGATAAATTCATGCGTTTTGCATATTCCGCAAACAGACTCGCGAGCTTCGTTCTTTCGGCGATGATGAGCTTCATATTTTACGCATCACTCGCCGGGTCAAATCAGTTCTTCTTCTGGTTCAACGGTATTGCTGGCGTCGTGTTCGACATAAAAAAGGTAGAGATGTGGGACTCTGGCAAGAAAGTAATAGCGTCGTTTTTTATCGCCTTCTCTGTTATTGCATTCGCCGGTTCTTCTCTTATGGAGACGGAGCGTAATTCAATCAGGAAGATTGACGCCGAATACGTCTCGCAACAAGAATCTGATATAAAAACTCTTGAGTCTGGAATCATCGAGCAACAGGAGCGCGTAAGGAACACGCCTTCAGGATATGGAACCGCAGCAGAAAAAGAGGCCGGAATACTTGAACGTATGCGTACCGAGAAAGATCGTAAGACTGATGAATTGCAGAAGTATAAGCAGGAGAACGTATCAGACGAATCGATGTCAAGTTTCGAGGTAATTTCATCAGTACTCCATGTTGATGTCGTTTTCATTACCTGGTTTTTCTTCATCTTCAGAGGAATACTTCTTGAGGTGTCGGTTCTTGCAACATCATCTACGAACAAAAAGATCTTGGAGCCAATAATCAAGGAGAAGATAGTTGAAAAATATGTGAAACCGCCGATATTTGTTCCTCCTGACGGAGACACCGAAGAGATAAACAGCTTTCTCGAGTCGTGGGAAAGGCAGGCGCAGAAAGACAAAAAAGTGAACGCGCTCAAAACGATCGAGACATTAAAGCGATATCACAAGTCGTTCGACGATTACGTGAAGAAAATTACCTCTTGACAACAAAATAAACTAACCTTAATATTATCGGCATGAATGACCTCATGCCAAAGATAACCAGAAAAGAATTAAAATCAATCGAAGGGTCTGTCCGAGAAGAAGGGCAGACCCTTGTTCCGTTTGAAACCGATAGCGGAAAGATTGTCATGATATCAAAATCGCAAATGCTTTCTGCCCTTGTCTGGAACGAAGCAATGCCATTTAATCAGGAAACGGGTAAATACGAACTTGGGTCTGCTCGATATGTCGAGATGGTGAAATCGTGCGACAAGGTTGATGATGCGAATGGTGCGAATGCTCTAGAAACTGCACTTGAGGCAATATCGAAACGCATAGCAGAAAACAAAGAGAAAAAAGAAAAAGAGAATACGATAACGACCGATTTCGAAGTACAAAATGCCGAAGATGCCGAAACAACCGAAGATGACGGGGTTGTCGATGAATCTTGAAGGATTGCAGGAGTACTACTTCGATAAGGCGTATGAATTTGTTTGTGATATTGTTTATTGCGGACAAGAAATAACAGAAAGAAACGGGCCATCCCCCGCGCAGAAGAAAGTACTCGACGCATGTTCCGCTTCTGCTCGAGACAGAAAACCGGTAGCGTGTAAATCGGGACACGGAACCGGAAAGACCTGTGTCGCATCCTGGATAATCTATTGGTTTTTATTTACTCACCCATTCGGCAAGGTCGGCGTAACCGCTCCGACCGAGCGACAATTGAAGAATGGCCTATGGGCAGAACTTCAAAAATGGCTCAATAGATCGGTTATCCTACAGAGTTTCTTCAAGTGGAAGACAGAAACCGTCGAAGTCCGCGGCAAAGGCATCGCTTGGGCTGCGGAATTGCGAACGTCATATAAACCAGAAAACCTTGCTGGACTTCACGGAGAGGGCGGCTGTTTGATGGTCGTCGATGAAGCAAGCGGCATACTTGACGATAATATATGGGACACGATGACTGGAGCTATGTCGGACACTGGATCGTTTATGCTTGCGATTGGAAACCCGACCCAGGTACGTGGATCGTTTCACCGTTTCTTTGTCGGAAAGAATAGTAGTGCGAGAAAGCTGACGTTATCATGTCTTGATCCTGGATATCATGGCGATCCAAAATACGCAAAAGAAGTAGCTGACAAATACGGAATAGACTCTGACCAATACCGAATTCGCGTTAAGGGCGAGTTTCCGATCGACTCGCCGACATCATTCATAAAGATAAAGGCGCTCCAAGATTCATACGGTCGACCGTTCTCCCAGTCGCTCAAGCCGATAATTGCTGTCGATCCAGCGGATGCAGGAGACGATGATACTGAGATATTCGCTGGTGTTGGATATAGGATACATTTTAGGCAGACGCTATCAGGAGAACTTGACGGAACGATCAATGGACAAGCCGTGTTGATGATGATAAATAAGATGCGTACGAATTGTAAACGAATCGGGTTTCATCCGGATGTTACGATAGAGGTCGTGTTCGATCGCACCGGGATAGGTGCAGGAATGGAAACATACTTGAAGCCGTTTCAGTCTACCGATAACTTCAAGCTTATTCCGATACATGCTGCCGAAGCGGGAAACTCAGAGTTCGAAGGAATGTCAGACCTGCTTTGGGGTAACATGAAGTCACTCTTGCACCAACTATCGCTTCCGCATTATAGCGAGGGTCCGTGGGCTGAAAAAGAAGGCTTTGATGAGAAGTTCTTTGAAGAACTCGAGGACCAGACATGCAGCAGGAACTATAAAATCAACGAAAGTTCGAGTAAAATACAGCTAGAGCCGAAAAGAGATCTCAAAAAGCGAGGTAAATGCTCACCAAACAAGACCGATGCGCTTGCACTTTACCTTTATCCATTTATGCGATACGGTGTAGATAGGCAACCTGAATCTGGGAAAAAAGTATTCGCGAAGGTCCGTTTCGGAATTTAGGAGTAAATTATGGATTTTAATTTCTTTGGATTGCATATTTCGACCACGGCTGGTATGACGAAGAGAAAAGGTTATGCCATATCTGACACGGATCTCACGCTCGCCGATCGCGTTGACGCGAAACTTGCTCGTGATATCTGGCATAACGTTTCGAAACCGTATAAATTGTCTGCTTCCGTTGCGATATGCGGGATAAAAGCAATGATTGATTATGTCGGCGATCCGATAATCAAGCTCTCTGGTCCGGTTAAAAGCGTAAAAAAGGTTGCAGCAAGTAATAAGAAAATCAGGCAGACGATGCACCGGGCTATATTCACCGAAGGAAATAAATTCCTCTGGATAACATACAACAACCAGAAAAAGAATTTCGAACATACGTATTTTAGCATGGATGATGTCGACCAGATGTATCTCGATATTGATTCAAAGGCGCTGAATGCGATTTCATTCAAGCAGACGATTCAGTTCTTGGATCGATGGGGAAATACCGCAAGCACCGTCAGGAAGATGTATTTTGACGATACCAATATCATAACCGAGTATGATGGGTCGTTACCTCCAGGAAAACAGAAGAAAACAATATTCACTCACGCATACGGTCGGCTTCCTATCGTCTGGTGTACATACGGAAAGGGTGATGACGATATCCAAGGCCACGGAATGATCGAGCCGATCGAACCTTATCTCGCCTGTATGCACACTGTATTCGAGAACCGAATTATCGAGGATACCCGATCTTCAAGAAAGAAATATGTCGTAACGGTAGAAGATCCTGATGGGTGGCTCGCCGAAACTGCTGCAAGAAACGGTATCTCGACCGAAGGCGGCGTTCCTCTTGAAGACCTTGATATGTTTATTATGAAGGCGAAGAGCAACGGAGTTGAGGAAAAAGCGTCATATCTCAATCCGGGACAGTCAGCTGCGGATTCTGTTCAGATCCTCAAGCTTTGTTTCATGAATATAATCGAAACGATGCGTATCCCCGAGTTCGTTTTCCCGCCGAAACTCGGCGCTTCTTTTGCTTCGGCAGAGATTCAGGTTCCGACATTTGTCCAGCTTATCGCCGAGGGGCAGATTTCGCTTACGCCGATCTGGGAAGAGATCAATGAGCTTGAATCAATAATTCTATCAAGAGCTGAACTTTCTGAAAAAGTAACCGTGAAAGATATTTCCTGGAAGCGAATGGACCTTGAGTCGCAGGAAATGCGCGCCAAGATCGTGAATTACATGATGTCGTCCATGAAGATAGCAAAAGATGAAGGATTGATGAATGATGAGGAAATAAGGAATTACCTCAATTCGTACATGAACCAGCTTGGGGAATACAAAGACTTCGAGAAAGGTTATGACAAACTCATCGACAATCTGAAGCGCGTAAAAGAAGCGTTCGGCGCTTCGAAAGCAAACGAAACAGCACAGGAAGGAGATAAACTAATTGACAACGAAAACAGAAGCAAAAACAGTTAAGTCAATTTTATTCATCGTTAAAATTGTCGTATTATCGGCAATTGCAGTCGCATTTTCAGTGTGTCTCGTCGCGGCATTGATGAATAACAATATCGCAGATTTCATTCTCGGAATCGCATCGTGTCTTCTTGTTCAATTGATATCTAAGGAGATTTCATTATTCAGGACAAGGGACAGAATTTTTCCGTACCTTGCATCGGTGATTAAAAAAGGATCGCCGACAATAGATCAATTCGTTGCCGTGATGTCGGATCATTATAAATATCCGGTAGATAAATTTATGATGAAGGTCGTGTTTATTGTTTCCGGCAGGAAAAAAGATTACAAAAATGCGAAAATGAAGATACGGTTATATCGTATCGCACTTGACAAGAATATTAGATAGTGTATTAACTGATTAAGGAGTTCAAACATGTCGAAGAAAACGAAACTTGGATTCATTTCATGCCAATATGCAGAAAAGCCGAAGCCTTTTTACGACAAGGAAACGCTTGATTCTGTTCCTATGTCCGCGGCGAATAAGAAGCATTTTTCTGAAGTTTCTGCTGGCGACGCGAATCCGTTCGAATTCATTCAGGAAGTAAAGTTCGGAGAAAAATATCCTGCAACAGATGGAACTTTCTATATGAAATCGTGGGCTGAATCGTATGCGAAGAAGGCAAACGAAG